ATCGGTCAAGACGCGCCTGACCTCTCTAAACACAGCGACCAAGTCTTTGATGTAGTCGCGAATGTCCATCTCAGCACCGATCTGACCTTCGGTGCCGTAATCTCGTAGCCCCCAGTAGGGAGGCGAAGTCACACAGGTTCGGAAAAGGCCATCAGGGAAACCGTTTAGCACCTTCCGCACGTCTCCAACGATGATTTCTGCCTGGTTTCTAGGCAGTTCTCTAGTGGCTGGCTGCGGAGCTTCCTGCTCGTCGAACAACTGTAGTATCTGGACCATAGGGCGTGATATTAGACGTTTAGATGTGGGTTAGACAAGGACGAGCCTTAGAGCGCGTCCTATGCCCTTAGATGGATGCCTCTAATACTCGCTTGGCACCATCAGTACGTTGTCGGTGAGGTAGAAGCGCCATTCACCAGTCGGACAATCGGTGAATTCGATTTCCTTGTCCCAAATCACGTTGCCATTCCCATCGTCGGCCTTGATGAGCGCCTTGTGGTCCTGTGCCTTGAGTACGATGTGAAGGAATGCTTCTTTCTCCTGTAGCCTGAATACCTCAGTTGCCACGATGTCGAGAAACCAGTAAGCACCACCACCGGCATTCTCAGCAAAGAACTGCACTCCATCTGTGTAGAGCATGTGCTTGTTGAGGCCGTGCCTGTACCACGTCTCTGACCCGCAAAAGTTGCGAAGTCCATTAGAGAGTTCGTCTGCTTGCATCTGTAATCTCCAACATGCGAGCGTCATTGCTCATATGCTATTAAATACAGATTCCTAGCCCGTGTACATAGGCTAGTTGGTGCCGTCTATCACTTGGTAGCAGGCTGCAAGCGCGGCTCTGATGGTGTCTGCCCTGGCAGCTTCCCTGTCAAGAAATTCTGCATCTGGTCTTGAAAGCTCGGCCCCTGTTCCACCCTCACAACCAACTCGGGTCGCTTCGGACATGCTTGCTCTTTCGGGACGCTGGCGCAACTCGGTAAGAGCAGCGTCGAGATTGCTGCTAATAGAAGCGACCTTAGTTTCATACTTCTTCGTTGTCTCATTGACTACCCCCTGCCATTTTTGTTCTTGTTGTTGCGCTGCTAGAAGCGAGTCAGCGTGTTCCTTCTCCACCTTCGCAGTCCATGCGGTATCAGCCGAGTGGTGGCCGCTGTAGTCCCAATAGAAGCCGTTGGCTACGAAGGCGACTACGACTGCCAGGATGATGTAGGGATTCATTTATCCCCCGCCTCTGGCTCTGTGTCCTTTTTGGCCCAGATAGCAGCACCATGCGCGGCCACTACAGCGCCGATGGCTGACGCGAACTGCATCAGGTCTAGTGACGTGGCGTGGATGGCATTCCAGGCTTCACCGGCAAACACTGCGATCATTGACCACATCCAACTGTGGCGAGCGATGTCAGGTGTTTCGTTGTCTCTGCCTGAAAGTAATTTCTTCAAGTCCATGGGAGTTTTCTCCTCTTGTTATTCGTATAGCCTGCTAGTTAACTTCTCTGATCTGCCTTCTTGGCTTGGTCAGTCCCTTGACCTTCGTGGTCAGGATCGAGATTGCGTTGTACTCAATCTGTGGGTCATCAGCTCCTACCTGAAACAGGCTCTTGATGGCCTCCACCTTGAATGCGACTGTGGCGATGATGTCTGCGCTAGTTACCTTGGTTGTCATCGCTGCTCCCTTAGAATGAAAAGTGATTGGCAATCCAATCCTTGAAGGTCGAGACAAACAGCCAGATACCGCCAATGACGAAGGTAATGCCGCCCATGAATGACTTCGTATTTGAGGCGAGGCTTTCGAGCGTGTCGAATCTCTTGTCGATCTGGACGCGCCACTCGTTCTCAGACTTGTTATGGTCCTTGAAGTCGGATTTCAGTTCTTCAACCTGTCTGTGGATGTCCTCGATATTCTCTTCAAGTGCTGCCACCTTAGTTGCTAGGTCAATTCGTCGTTCTTGTTCTTGCATGTGTCCCCCCTTGTTCTTATTTTTAGAATCCGACCACTGCGGTAAATGTTGGTGTTGCGATGCCACTGAGTACCGCAGTCGCCTTGAGGTGACTGAACACTGCGTTCGTTCCGGCATTGACCTGATCGTAGAAGCTGTTCGAGTGTTGATCTTGCAATGTGATGATGAAGCGAACCGTTCTGCCCTTTGCTCCATTCGTGCCCGTGTAGTTCTGATACAGCACATCAACATAGACATCGTTTGCCGTGTAGGCGCCAGTGCCGATGTTCGTACCATCGAATGCGCGTTGAGTTGAGCCGGTAAGTTGGTAGTAGCCGATTGCTGCCGGCGTTCCACTTGAACCCGATCTAGTGAACGTGTTGGCCTTTAGAGCGAATGTCCCGAGAGCCGCGAGCACTGAATTCCAGTTGGCATCCTGCGTCGTTGTGGTGACTGGGTGTGCAAGTGCCAATCTGATTTCGCCGCCTGAGTTGAAGAAGAAACGCGCAGCATCCTCTGTGGCCCACGTCACATCGACGGTACAGGTGATGTTTGGCGCACCAGACGTTCCCCAGGTTGTTCCTCTGGCAATCGTGATGGCACTTGCAGTCAGCGTCATCGATGCGCCGCCATTCGTGTTGAATCGGTTCGCATCCACACTGGACAACATCGAAGCGAAGTCATAGGCAGTAGTAGCAATCGCTTCTGCCTTGATGGATGAACCTATGTTGAATTCTGTGGAAGGTGGATTAAGGGTTGATGCCGTACCTTGATGAGATGCCATCAGTGCGACTGCACTTCTCAGGTTGCTCCATGCTGATCCGATGATGGTTTGTCCGACGACCAGTGGCGGAAGCGATATGCTCGTCTGTCCATATCCTCTGTCACCATAGCCAACACCAAGTAGGCCAGCGGCAGTCGACGTAGCGGCTGCTGACGACGCAAATGCGGATGTAACGTCTAATCCACCTGTGAATGCGTTGTAGTCGGCTGCTAAAACCGTGGAGCCTTTTGCATAGGTCATGTGTATCTCCTAGGTAGGTCTTAGGAGTACAGAGGCGGATAGAATTGTCTCCATGCACCAGTTGCATACACGCTGACAATTGGACCAGCAGCCACTTTCACGTCACCATCCTTCGGCGTCACTGGGTTGATCGCTGTTGCGTCAGTTACCCCATATCCAGCAACAGTCGTCGGCTTGCTAGTGATTCCAGACCAAGGCACAGCAGCGGCAGTACCAGTGAATCCAGATGATGTGAAGGTGCCGACTTGCACACCACCTACGGCAACTGCAAGGGTTCCTGCACCGGCTCTATAGAGGCCGGTATTCGATTCGCTGGTGAAGGTGAGAGTGGGTGCGCCAACAGCGCCATCTGAAAGTGATGTGGTTCCAGTTACCTTGATGCCAGTCGTAGTGATTCGTAGTTGCTCTGTACCAGAGACTGCGACTCCAACTGAGCCAGCGGCCGGCCGGAAGAGTCCTGTTGCTGAGTCGGAGTTGAACGACAGGCCGGGAATATTCGATGTGCCGTCGATGATCTTGAGAACGCCAGTCATCGGTGCTTGACCATCACGAGGTAGTGAGTTGGTCAATTCATTGCCAATATCCGTTACTGTTGTATTCGCCCAGATGGATTGAATGACAGTGCCCGGTGCCACCGGGTTGCCTACTGGGGCTTGATATGTACCTGATCCATTACGTGCAATTTTAGGTGCCTGCCTTTCTTATTATTCTTAGTGGCATCGTTCGCTAGTATTTATTGCCGTAGCGAGAATCGGCGGCTTCTGCATCTCATGTTGCTGATGCAGCCCCCATTCCTGAAAGCGCCTTGGCTATGTATGCCTTGGTCACGTCATTGAGTCCTGGTCCTGCACCCGACAAAGCACGTATGAGTGCTGGATTTGTGGAGGTAGCAGCCTTACTCAACAGACCACCCGCAAGCATCTTGATCGCGTAAGCAGGAATTGCCCTGGCTGGTTCGATTGCGATTGCCATTGGTGAGACATGATCTGCAACGCCTAGTGCTTTACCTAGGATGTTGGCTAGACCTTGCCCATTGGCAGGGCCGTACAAGTCGGAGGCAGTCGAACCTAACTCTTGGAATGGCGCATCACCATGTAGGAAGGCATTCTTGAATCCACCCTTCTTAGCAGCTTGCAGAATCTGACGAGGATTGACTACCCCACTGTCGTTCGATCTGGCTACCATGTCTTTGACGGCGATTAGGTGCTTCCACTGGTCGTTAGCTGCTTCATATGCAGTCTGTTGCTCCGGCGTCATCGCGGCTTTGAGAGTCGAATCAACCTTGCCGATCATGTCTCTTGCCATGGTGCGCTCAGTAGCAGATGCACCCTGGTTCATGGCTACCGCCTTCAACTCACTGTTGAGTGCTTGGAGTTGAGTACCATTGACGGGTACTCCCGACTCAGCAGCACTCGTGAGGTTTGCAATTGCCTTGGTGACAGTTGGACTCGTGGCGATCCCGTCAGTCAGTGGATTTGCATTTGCAGTTGCGAGCTTTGCGAGGTCAGCGCCAAGGGTCTGAGGCAACACGACAGACACGTTGGTCGCATCGTTGAATGCCTGCTTGATGGCTGGCTCTGCTGCATTGATTAGGTTGTGGTCAATCGCACCATCCCAGCCCTGTACGCCTAGCTTCTGCGCGATCTGGCCGGTGAGTGCTTTATCGACGGTCTCATTTGATACACGGAGGGTGGCATTGTCCATCCCACTGACCAAGTTCTTGACTGTGGGGCTAACGTCCATCACTCGTGCAGGTAGTCCGTTCTTGCTTGCGGCTGCGAGTTGGGCAGCGACATCTGCCTGTGCGCCAGTATCAGCACCAAGTGCCCTGCCTATTCCCTTGCCGAGTAAGCCACCAGCAGCAGCACCGCCACCACCAGCTAACGTGCCCCAGCCGACATTGGCTGCGAATTGACCATCACCAGTTGTTGGGGTAAATGCGCCTTGTGTAGCACCAACACCACCACCAGCTAGAACCTGCGGGATTAGTGCCTCTGGTGCGAGTGCGGCAGCAGCAATGTAAGGGGCAGCAGTTGCTACACCCTTGGTAATCATTCCGGTCGCAGTGTCACCACGAGCCATACGCTCAGGGTCTGCTTGGGCTGCTGCTTGTTCCTGTTGATACTTGGCTAGGTCTTCATCCCGGCCCATAGCTCTGGCACTCAGTTGCTTTGACGCATTTGCTAAATCGCCGCCCACATCACCCAGCGTATTGACCAGCGTAGTGCCGACACCATCACTTGCTACCTTGGCTTGAGCCTGTGTGACTTTTTGAAGTGCTTGACCACCCATGCGACTGACGATGTCAGATGGTGAGAAGCCAGCATCTTGTGCGGACTGCACTACGTCAGCGACAGGAGATTTGAGCAGCGAAGTCAGGATATGGACATCCGAATATCCATTCGCCTTCATGTTCGCTACGCTATTCTCAATGACAGAGACAAGTTGATCCTGGCTAGGTGCCGTCTTCTGCATTTTGTTGCCAACCTGGGTCACATAGTTGCGTGTCTCATCGAATGTTGGAGCTTGACCAGCGGCCACCAAGTTACCTTGCGATGTTCCGCCGTTGTAGTGAGCAAGGGCCGCTTGGAAGTTGTCACCATACTTGTTCTGCAAGTCGCTTAGAAAGTCAGCGCCACCACGTAGAGAGTCCCAAGGGTTAGAGACATCCACGTTGTATTGCTTTGCTGTAGCAGGCGTGAATTGCATGAGGCCGTAAGCCTTACCGGAGTTCGCATCGGCTCTGCCGCCTGACTCTTGTAAGGCAACAGCCTTCAATGAACCCAGTGGCAAGCCTCGATCCAGCTCTAGTGACGTAGCAATGTCGTTGAATTGTGGGTGGTTGAGAATTGAATCACTCATTACCAACCTCCCGTACTTCCGCCATTCCCGTTGTTTGCGAATCTGGCTGCGAAGTCAGCAGATGGCCCATTGAAAGTCTGACCCTTACCAGGGATTACGACTCCACTGCCCGGCGCTACTGTCTGTCCATTCTGTTGATTGAGTGTTGCCCCGTGCTGCACTAGGCTATTGCGCAGGCTGTTCAAACGCAGTCTCTGTTGAGCGATGAGGTTGGCAGCAGCATCCGCATTCGTCGTCTGAGCAAGACCACCGTTGTTAGCCATGTACTTGAATTCCGACTGAGCCATCTTTGGTGCTCCGCCAGCATCACCAGCAGCAGAGATTGCGTCCTTCGTTTCAGCGAAGAGGTCTTGTGCGAGTAAGGCATGTAGTTCTTGTCGTGCTGATGTCCAATCAGGCAGATGGCCTGCGACAGGACCAGTCATCGTCTGCTTGTAGAGGTCGTTGATGCGATCTAGGCGGGCATTGGCTGCATCGATAGCGCCGATTGCTGCCTTGTTGGACTGGACTGCACCACTCACCTTCATCGTCTGGTCATTGCCTGCACGTTGGTCAGCAGCAGTCGCAGTGCTTACGACTTGTCTGCCTGTGTTATCGACTGCTGGACGCCAACCTAATGCAGTGCGTTCCATGACGCCATTTGGTGTGTCCTTGGTTTCGAGTACCTTCTGACCACCGCTGCCACCATCGGAAATGATTTGTGCATTGCCAGTTGCTGTATCGACTCGAACAACTGCGAGTTGCCCTGTCTGTGGATCGCGGTTCATCTCGACCTTGTAGCGACCGTTCTTGTCGCCAAACTGAGTAGCGAGCATGCTGGTGGCTAGCTGTTGTCCCATTGGCCCTGTATTAGCTAGAGCCTGCATGTGCTGGATGAACTCGCCTGGGGTCTGACCAACAGAAGGCGTTGCCTGTGGTGCTGGCTGTGCCAGGATGTTAGGCATTGCTGGTCCTGCATTTACAGGTAAAGGCTGTGGCGCTGGTGATGGCGTAACAGAAGGTGCTGGTGCATCTCCATTACCCACCAATGCTGATGCGACTGACCTAGCAGCAGGCGAAATACTCTGTACAGGTTCTGGTGCAGCATCACTAGGCGATGGCACTGGTGTAGGACCGTTATTCAGATCAACGGGAATGCCGTTCGACACTTGCGACCCTGTTGCCGGCCCAAGCAATGACGCTGCTAGCTGCTGAGTTGGAACAGGTGTGTCTGGTGCTCGCTGAGTCGAATCAGGAACAGGCAATTGGTTAGAGCCAGCCACAGGGCCATTAGGATCAGGTGCCGTTGCCGGCGCTGTATCTCTCAGGTGCTGGAACTGGTAAGCAAGTGCTGCTTGGCTATTTGCATCTAGTGCCTTCTGGTCTTCATCTACCTTGTGGTTCAGGTAGCCACCAAGCCCTTGTTGAAGGACAGCAGCAAGACCAGACAACGCACTTGGTCTAACGTAGAAGCCATTCGGCCCACCTGGGACAACCTGACCTTGTGGCATCTTCTGACCTTGGGCCATAAGCGCCTCGGCCATTTGGCGTCTGCGTTTGAGAATGTCAGCATTGGTGCCGTAGTTAAATGTTGCTGGATCGAAGTTCGTATCTGCCATGTGTATGTCCTTAACCTAAGAAGCTCAGAAGGTTGCCGAAGCCACCAGCATTGCCAGCAGCACCAAGCACTGAGCCAGCCAAGCCAAGAATTCCGTTCTGTTGGCTTGTTGCATTGGCTTGTTGCGCGTTGTAGAGACCCTGGTTCCATGAGCCGAGGGCGCTTGTTGCAGCCAAGAGATTCGGACCAGCGACGTTGCCTGCTGTCGAATTTGGTAAGTTGGAGAACGTCGGTGGTGTGACTTGCTGACCAGTGAGAACAGCGTTCATGCTGTTGAGTGGTTGCAAGTAGTTCTGCAATGCCGACTGGTATGCAGTCTGGTATGTGCCCATGCCTTGCTGATACTGTTGGGCTTGCGCTGCATTCCCTGCCTGTTGGGCAGTTGTGTTTGCACCGTAGCCAGCAAGTGCTTGACCGAAGTTCTGTTCTTGCGCCGTGTTGCCTGCGTTGTAGCCAGCCAGTGCTGATGCGTAGTTCGTGTTGGCTTCTTGGTTGCCAGTCAGTACAGCCTGGTTAGCAAGTTGTGACTGTGTCTGCGCCTGAGTACGCAGGTTGTTCTGCATTGCGTTGTCGTATGCCTCAGTGCCAGGGGTAAGACCCTGTAGGCGAAGACTTGAATCGAGGTTCTTGTTTTGCTGATCCCACTGCGGCTGAATGAGCGACGTAGATGCTGAGTACGCAGCATTAGCGCCATCCTTTGCGTTGGCGTCAGAGAACTTCGGGGCATTAGGATCAACCTGCGTGTTGCCAGGATTGAAGCCAGCGAAACTCGAATTGACTGATGGGACGCCATTCAAGTAGCTGCCCATCGTCGGCGCATTGAATGGCGTGGACATGGTCCTTGCGACCTGTCCTTGCATCCCATTGGCTAGCGAAGATTGATTCTCCTGAACCCCCATCTGCGAGTTCAAGGCTTGCTGCGTTTGCGGCGTCAGCGAGACATTCTGTGTCCAGTTGTTATTGCCATCGTTGGACCAAGTCAGAGTGCCCCAAGGGGTAGTGACAGTGGGACGGTTGGCTTGTGTCTGGTACTTTAGGTTTGCGAGGTCGCCGGCTGCTGTAGCTTGTGCGGCACCTGTGTAGTCGGGGGCTGCTGGCGCTGGTGGTGATGATGAGCCGCCGCCAAAGATGCTATCTACTATTCCTCCCAAGATATTCACTCCTTTTTTTATTGTTCTTATTCCATCTACTGCACTCGAAATCAGATCGAGTCATGCCGTAGATGTGAGCGTCCTTGCCCTCACCGAACCAGTTACGAAGAGTCCCTTCGCGTTTGTGGTTTAGGTGTTCTTGTATATTTATGGATGCCGTGTTTTCGGCAGCAACAACCACATTCATTCGCACTAAGCCGGCCTGTCTGAACACGTAGTCATAGACGACATGGATGAACTCCCGCGAGAACGATCGCTTGGAGCCATCGGCTGCTACTGATGCTTCAACGTGGTGTTTGGTGAAGTGATTTAGGACAATCACTGCGAGGATGTGGCGGGTTCCATCATCCTGTTGCTCTATGTGTCCGAAGTAGATATTCCTGCCTTCCTGATAGGCTTCAAACTCGGGGAGGCGTTCTACAAACCAGTCATGGAACAAGCGGGCATATTGTTGGTCAGCGACAACTACTCGCGTCATCCCATCTGCCCTACTGGCTCAATGATCCATTCAGTTGCAGTCCATAGCGTGTCTGCTGTGGCCGACAAGGAAATGCTGATTGCTAGTGCATCGCCAGGATTACCAACTGGCGTAATCCACTGACTGCTGGTTGTCAGGCCGCCACCCCACATTGAGTTGAGGCTGTCCCATGTGGAGGTATCGAACACGCCGACCGTGCCAGGGGTCAGACTTGCTGTACCGGCTACTGTCGTGAGGTTGAAATCGGTATTGATGCCGACACTGATCTGAGGATGCGCAGCGCCAGTCGCAAGGTATGGCTTGATTAGCTTGACGTGCTTGAGTGTGCCCGCGCCGAGTCCTGGCCTGTCACCCATGAAGGTAAATGCAGTGAGCGCCGATGCGACGATGCTATTGCCACCGGCACCAGCGAAATTTGCGCCATCAGCAAAGCCGATGAATGCGAGTGCGACGAAGTAAAGGCCATTGTTGTCAGTGCCGCCGAAGTAAAGGCCATTGTTGTACAGACCCCAACAGTTGGCAGGCCACCCAGTAAATTGCGTCCATCCATTCGTGATTGTGTTGAAACAGAACTGGAAGTTATTCCCTGCGACTGACTGCGGGACATTCAACAGCATCAGGTTAGATCCTGGGTCTAGTACGAGGTCCCAACCTGAATAGCCGGCTGCTGTGTTCGTGATGTCCGAAATTGTTGGTGCAATGGCATTCGTGATTGCGACCGTGGTGTTCAGCGAACTTGTCTGCAAATACTTGGAGAGTGGGAACAGACCGTCTCTCGACAGGTACAACATGTCCGATTCAAATGGCAATGTGCAACGACGGCTAACAGGTGGCGCTAGCGTGTAGACAGCTAATAGCCCCCATGAGGCAGCTACGCCTGGGTTGTTGCCTTGGTACAGAAGTACATCGCCCTTGTCTGAGATGACGACCAAGTTCGATTGCACACCTTGAGTTGAACCAGTATTGACTGACCAGCTAGCTAGCTTCCAGAGCTTGCCGCCTCGTGGGAAGAATGGGCCGAAGTCGAAGGCATATAGCTGACCACCAGCCTGTGCGATGTCGCAGTAGTAAGCCTTCGTTGAGTTATTTGGTACGAACCACAGACGCTGTTGGTGAAGCAAGACATCAACGAAGTTGCTGATGCTGACCGCTGCTCCGTTCTGATCGAGTGTAGAGAATTGTCCTGGCGCACTAGGAGTTGCTACCTGTGAGCAAGTCGTCCATGTAGTGCCGTCATAGACGCGAGGGAAGTCAGCGCCATTCACACAGACGAGGAATGACTTGCCTGCTGTCGTGGCCGTCTGACTGGTGAATTGCCAGTACGGGTAGCTCGCATTCAGTCCTGTCACTACTGGCGCACCTACTGCCCCAGGAGTGGTCACGTCATAGATGCCTGTACCAGCCACTGCAAAGAACTTGCTGTTCGCTGATATGGTGGCGTTGTACGGCATCAGCGTTGTGGGAGCGGCAGTGAAGCCTGTTACATAGGTGCGATAGCCTCTGCGTATTCCTAGACCCTGTGGCGTGGCAATGAAGTTCACACACTGCAATGCATAGGCCGGGTCCATCGCGGCAAGAGCATCAACTGTGTTGAGTCCCTTGTAAGGTGCTGGCGACGTGTAAGGGATCGTGCGACGGCTCGATGGTCGTCTAGCAACTGGCTTAATACGGCGGGCCATCAGTGCCAGTTACCGTCAGGGAGATTGGCTGGCGAAAGCATCGGGACTGTGGTTGCCCCGAAGATGCTCAGTCGTTGTGCTGGACTATCTGAGCCTTTTGCGAACTCCAATGCGCGATTGAAGTTGGCTAGTGATGCGGTGGTGTCAGCACCAATCGATTGCTGCCATTTGTACTTCGTGCCATAGACAAGCAAGCGATGGTCAAAAAGCGCGATGTCACTGTCTTGAGTGAAGTCAGGCTTGAGTGCCCCTGTCGAACCATCCTGCACGTAGTTGCGCGAGACGTATTCGAGAGCAAAGGTGTAGGTAGCGGATGCTGGTGCAGGAGTAATCCAGAATTTGTTTTGGTAGATGCGATAACGGCTGAATGGGCCACTAGAGATAGTCTGGTTCTTCAAGACTTCCCACTGGGTTGCAGTGAGTGGCCCTGGTAGCGGCCATCTGTTCGTTGAGTCGAAGAATGTCCCATTGATGAATCGCTCTGCGTCGGATGGCAGAGGGTAGTTATCGACGCCTATCGTCGTTGAGAATGAGTAACGTGTTTGAAGAAACTGCCAGTCATACTCGGCTAACAGATCATCGGCGGTTGCACGAACAAGGCTCAGTAGCTTTACTATGTTGGCGTCTTGGGCAGAAATCACTACCTGTGGTTGAGGCGTATTGAGTTCTGCTGCTACTGCTTGGGCTATTTGTAGTATTGTTTTTTGAGCCATGTTCGTGTTCCCCTATGGGCGCTTCTTAGTCGCCCTTCTTGTTCGCAGCTTTAGATTTCTCTGCTGCTTTTCCCTCCGACCCTGCTTGAGCTAGACCAATCAACTGATTGATTTGCTCTTGCATTGCCGCAAGCTCTGCTTTGTGACTTGCATCGCGCTCATCGAGTTGGGCTTGTAGTGCGCCGGCAGCCGTGGAGTCCTTTGCTGTTTCTAGGTACTGCTGCGCTTTGACCTTCAATGTCTGTAGGCTTTGGATACCCTGTGTGCCGTCAGACAGTGCTGCTACTTGCTCAATCGTTCTGATGCCGCGTGTCTCTAGTTCTTTTATTTGTGATGGTGATAGGTAGCCCCATAGCGAAAGCGGAGTGCCGATGAGTGCTTCCGACTTGCCCTTCTTGAAGGCATCGAACTCGACACCAAATCGCCACATGTCAAAGTCGGTGACTGGGCGATGTACTACGTTGCTGTGTGCCTGTCCTGGTGGAATGATGGTGATGAAATCCATGTCCACGTACTTAGGGACGCCCTTCGCTAGGAATGTCTCTAGCTTGCTGAAAACTGCCTCAGTGCTGAATGTCACGTTCAGTTGATCGTCAGGACCATCTGGACCCATAACGATTCGTCCTGTTCGTGGGTCGCGTCGAACGTCCTCTTCTCGAAACACTGACTCGTTGTTGATGCCCATGATTTCGAGCATTTGTTGTTCGGTGAATACGTGTTGCTCTTGTGTCGAATTACTCATATGTCTTGGCTCCTTGCTCTTGATGGGAGTGCCGCTTGTAATCGCGGGTCTTCAATCGCGTTGGTTAAATGAAGTAGTCGGAAACAACCGACTGATGTATTTATTGGAGGCAGGAGATAAGACGAAAAAAAGGGACTCCGAAGAGTCCCTTGGTATTGCGTACTACTCGGTGATTAGCCGTTTGCGTTCAGCGATGGATATGCAACTTGTGCATAGGCAAAACCAGCAGCAGGAGTACCGTCAGCAGTCTTGAAGCGAACGCCGTCGATCTTGTCGCCGGCTACCGTTGTGGCTGATGGAACACCAGCAGTAGCTGTGAGATAGACGTTGGCACCGGCTGTAGCGCCAGTTTCCTTGACCGTTGCAACTCCACGGACTTGATACCAACCGTAGGTGCTAGCAACAGTAGCCGCCATAGCGACAGCAACAGGGCCACGGTCGCCGGCAACGGCTAATTTGGTCGTCTTTGCGTAGGTGTCATAAATCACTGCGTTACCTGCAACAGTGGATGCGACGCCTGGGAGATAGATGAATTCACCTTCACCTAGAACTGGATCGACTGCCTTAACAGTCGTGCCGACTTGGAAACGTGCGACTGTGTCGATGTCGGTAATGTTTCCTGGGCCGATAAGGGATGTAGCAACAAAGCTCATGGGTTATTCCTTTCTTATTATTATTTGGAGAGCAAAGCAGGTAGGTGACGTTTTAAGCCACCTACCCAGCTTCATTACGTGTTGGAGAAAATGCCCTGGAACTTGGCACCTGAACAAGTGATGTTGCCCATCCATGCCAGCGTTTTGGCTGTTGCGTCTTGGTTGATGGATTGCTTGTCATCGAGAGCAACGAAGTTACGATCTGTATGCGGACGGAACTTGAGGTAGTCCGTGTTCAGGAAGTAAGCGACGTTCGTACCGATACCAGCAGAAGCCGTTTCAAGGATGACTGGCGTACCCATGAACAACAGGTTCGTGAAACCTGCATTTGCCGTGTCCGTATCGGAGATACGTTGGATGGCTTGCAGAGAACCTTGGAACATCGCGTATGGAGCAGGAGCAGCCAGGATGATGCTTGGCTTGTCTGTGCCACGAATACATGCGTTGTAGAGGGTCGTCCAATATGCCTGGATCGTTGCAGTAGTAGCTGCACCTGATCCATCAACAGTTGCTTGGAACTTCTGGTTGCGCCAGAAGGCGTTCGTTGAAACTGAACGGTCGATACCACCATAAACACCAGTCGAGTTTGCGAGCGGGACAGCAGCAGCAAGACCTGTGAGGTTCTTACCGTTGTTACCCGTTCCATCTAGGTAGATGTGGCGGTTGATGACGTTGCGTAGGGAATTCTCTGCGACTGTGACACGAGCCTTGATGAGGTCGATGAGAGCAGCAGCCCCGGAGTTGATAGCAGCTTCACGGCCAGAGAACATAACTGGCACTGCGTACTGTGCCCACTGGTACTGAGCGCCGGAGATAACGTCTTGAGCAGCAGTTGGAAGAACGTCGTATCCAGAGTAAGAACCTGCGTTGCCGTTTTCAGCGAACGAGAAGTTTTCCTGAATGACCGAACCACCAGAAGCTAGCTCAACGTTACCCTTCTTAGCCATCGAACTGAGGGCAGCATTGTGAGACGTGACGTTGTCGGAAATATCCTTTGAACGGAGTTCAATGGTTGTGGCGATGATGTCGCTGATGTTGTTTGGGAAACTCATGTGTTTTCCTTTCTTATTATTTTGGTGAGACGGTTTCTCTGTTAAGTGTCGGTAGCTGGACTAGGGATGCCATCAGGAGTGCTAGCTATTGCATCTCCTGCCGCTGGTCCTTCATCTGAGGTATCGACTACAGGGGAGTCGGAATGTGTAGCCAATCTAGGATCGACTACTGGTACTTCGACTGCGCCGCCTGCTACGAACTGAGTGAATAACGAAACCATTGATTACCCTCCCAGTCGTATGTGTCAGTGTTCTATTTATTGGTGCCAGCAGAATTACTGCAAAACCCCGTGTTGCTTCATAGCGGTTTTCACTGCGTCATCGATACTCATGCTCTTGGCTGGCTTCGCTGCACTTCTGCCACTGCCTAGAGATGGCTTGATCGACTTCACCGGAGTAGCAGTCGTGGCTGCTGCCTGTGTAGTGGTGGCTCTACCTGCCAGTACCTGTTTGACTTCTGGATGTTGCTGGCAGGCCATGTCGTAGGCGTTCTTTAGGACTTCGTCCATTGACGTGCCATTCACTAGACCAGCATTGATGACCTTGCCCATAAGCTCTCGGACATCCTCGTAGAACTCGTTGGCGGGGTTGTTGGCAAAGGTCGTGATCGCTGTATCTGTCTGTGCCTTTTGCTCTGCTGCTGTGCGCTCATCTAGGATGCGTTGCACTTCGGCTTGTACATTGACTGGCGGTGGTGCTGCCTGGGTCTGAACTGGTTGCCCTGCGAACAACTGCTGTAGCGTTGTTGGGTCTGGTTTGAAGTGGTTAATCAGGTTGTAGAGGACACGCGCCTTGATCTCTGGTGTCCCTGTATTCAGGGTGTGCGAGAGCGTCATCAACTCTTTGACATGCTCAGTCGCAGTCGTATTGAACTGCCTAAACATCGGCTCGTATGGAGCAACCACGTCCTTGAATTCCTGCGCTAGCTTGCGTTCGTCAGCAGTCGAAGACAGCTTCTGTGCCATATCCTTTTCACGGTCAGTCCAGAACTTCTGAAACTGAGGATCGACACTTGCCCACTTCTCACGTAGAGCGGGAGTCAGGCTGACTGGTGGCTTGATTGGCTCGACGGTGCGACCAGTGATAGGGTCAATGGCCTTGTCTGGTTCTGTCGGCGCAGCAACTACAGGTGTGTCAGTGGTACTGACTTCTGGCGTGTGCTTCTCGAATGCCTTGGTGATTGCATCATGTAGCGAGAGTGGCTTTGACTCTTCGACTACGGCTACTTCCGGGGTGGTAACTTGTGATTCAACGACTGGGATTTCTGCGTTGTCCGTGGCACTGGTTTCTACAATGTCGGTCATGGCGCTTTCCTTTCTTATTGTTGTTAGTGGGAATGTATTGCGACTGCTTTTTCAACTGCCTGAGTTAGCTTCTTGTCGTCGGCCTTCTCAAGATTTCTCTTCTGAATTGCTGCTTCTTGTTGCCCCTCATCACCTGAGATTTTGTTGTTGGACTTCATGTACTGCTTGTAGGCGGCTCCGTCCTCAATCCACGTCCCTTTGCCGCCGTTCTTACCATCAGGCAGATAGACTCCCTTGTGACCAGTCCAGGCCATTGCACTGATTGCCGGCGTGGTCAGTTGGCGTTCTGTAGGAAGGCCACAGCAAACAGGTGTGGCTGCTCTGTTGGCTACCTTGGCGACGTACTCATGGTCCTTGCCACATGCACTGCACTTGCTGACGTAGGTAGGCATTACTGTCCTCCTAGGCCAACAACGTCCATCGCATTGCTGTGTGCGCTATCGACAGCATCGATGTGGGTCTGTGCTTGTCTGTGCGCTACGTCATCAGCAAATCGCTGTTGGTTGAGTTGCAGTTGCGCAACCTTTATCTGGTTCTCCTGCCCCTTCAACTGAGCTTGCATCTGTGCGATCTGCAACTTGGTGGATTCCTCTAGCTGCGCGATCTGTGCGTCAGCCTGAATCTGTGCCTGCGTTGCCTGTGCCTTCAATGCGGCTGGTGATGGTGGCGGTGGCTGCTGAGGTTGCGACTGTTGAGCTACTAAGACCTGTAGCTGCTGATCCACCATTGCCTCGATTGGCTGGGCACCCTTGAAGCCGCTGATACCGAACTTGATTAGCTCAAGGGCCAGTGGTGCGAGTTGTGGGGTGCGTTCAACTGCTGGCAACATCTGACCAAGCATGTTCGTCAGTGCCTGGATGAACTCGTTGCGTTCCTGCTTCTCCTGATTCCAGTTAGGCAACTGGATTGAATCGACCGACACCATGAGTTTGAAGTTACTCATTTGGTCGTTCTTCAAGATGCCGATTGCCTGTCCGATTAGTGGCTGGTCAGCAGCATTCAAAGTGCCTGCACGGCTGACGATAATCTCTGGTTGATAGAACTTGCAGATCAGGTGAGCTTTGAGACGCAACAGGCGTGCGATGTAGTCGGCAACTTCGTGTTGCATGACTGACAGGCGGGATGAAGATGCAGCACCTTTGGCGTTCGTGGCCGTTGCTGTCTCGTATGGAGTAGCAGCGCCACGCAGGATGTCGGAGATGCCTTCGACTTCGTAAATCTGTTGCTTGATCTGGTCGCGTGCTTGAATCAGCTTTGCGTAGGTAGCTGCTGTCTCATCCAGTGGTGCAAACTCAAGTGACCCGCGTAGGCCACCACGTTCAGTTGCGAATACCGTCCAGTCCTTGACAGGTACGCCCTGTCCCTCTGCCGTAGTGGTGTAGAGGTCAGCTAGTTCCGGTGCTGCTGCGTTGTAAACGAATCGCAGCTTGAGTGCTTGAACTAGCTTCGTGCAGCGGTTGTTCAGGTCGTCTAACTCGTTGTACTGATCCTGAACCAGCGAGAAGTCAGAGCGAGGGATTGTGTTGGACGTAGTAAAGCGGCCAAGTGGCGGCAGCGGCGTCGGGAAGAAGTCAGGGAATTCGTTTGCGTCTTCCTGTACGTCTAATGGAACGTCAGCACCATCAGTCACCCAGAAAATCAGGCGGCGTTCCTTGTCCCAAATCTCATAGACATCGGTTGTGGCCTGCGTCTTGTGCTTGGGTAATAGACTGTCCTTCGACGCAGCACCTGACTTGGTGGAGTAAGCGAGGTTGCTTAGAACCTGCACGTCTGCGGTGTCACCAAATCTGTCCTTGATGGCATCCTTGGACATGGCGACTCGACGTGCCACCCATCTGCATTCAGTCCATACGCGGCAAGGTGCCCACAGGAAGTCATTCCACGCCACGTAGTCAATCGGCGTGTCCTGATTGGCTATCGTAGTGCCAGTGATTGTCTCGCCTGTGAGTGGATCGACTGACGCATGCTCGTGTTCCTCTTGCTCAAGCCTGACCCAGCCAATGCCGATCCCTGGCACCAACCTATCGAAAGCCATCTGCTTGAATTTCGCATCGAAGTTTTCCTTGTCGAGTTCAAGGATGAGGTTGCGCTGTAGGAGGTTGGCTGCGACTCGTGACACTTGATCGTCAGAGTCCATGAAGCGACGGCTAATATCTGGCACTGGTGTTCGTGCATAGATAGCGGCTTGCTTGATTTCAGTGTTGGCAAAGAAGATGTTGAAGTTCGAGCGATTGGCATCCGCATCACTGCGTTCGTCTGCGAATCGCCTGATGATCTTCACGCCGGCAGCGTTGAATTTCTCTTGCTCTTTGCGTGCTGCCTCTAGTTCATCTGACCAATACTCTTGCTCACCATTCGTCTGATACTTGACGAGGACTGGGTCATTCTCAAAAGCATCTTCGGAAATTTCGGATTCAAGACCATCTTCTTGTTCTTGTAGGTCTGGTGCATTCATATTCTTTCTCTCCCGGCGCTAGCTCGCGCTCTTATTTGTCTGTCACGTTCTTTCCATGCATCATTGATGGTCCATGTCTGTGTGATTAGGTTATTTATGGGTTGTGCTGTTGTCGCTCCCACTACCTGCGCTTTCTTCCGTCTCGCCTTCTCAACTGATGTCTTAATCGTCGTCGGATCAAGAGCGAGACACGCATAACGAAATGCGTCAGCGCCGTGGCTGTACTGGTCGTGGTTGGGTTTGTCGGCAAAGACCTTCTTATCCGCGTCGAACTTGCGCGAGTAACTACGAAGTGCCTCAATGCCTGTCCTACACTTCACTGCATCGAATGCCAGTGGGTAGGTTCTCAGTACCTTGCGGACTGCATTGATACCGTGGGTCAGTCCTT